AGTCTTGCGAGATGTAAAAGTGCGGGCGGTTTACTGAATCCAATGGCTTGCTGGTATCGTAGCTCATCTTACTGATCAACGCCTGTAGTCCTTCTTCAATATCAAGACCAGATGCTGGATTGCAGATAATTTCCATCTCAGCTAAGTCTTCGATAATCGAGGAAGCACCATCAGACGCTTGATACCTAGCAGCACCTAGCCTAGAGTCGATCAATCTGTCAAATATCTCTTCGCCTTCCTCGTAGTTTTGAATCAGTTCGACGTAATCACGGATGCCATACCCAAGACCCTTTGCTGCTTCACCAGCGACCCATTTGCCGCTCTTCCACTCAGCCCAATCACCCACATCCACGCTAGGCCACTCCCGATAGACGTAGTATGTACCAGTCTCGTCAACTGCAACCCAGCACATGAACCAGTTCTTTGCGCCAGCAGGGTCGATGATCTGATACCGTGTAATGTTCTCCGTGGGAATCTTGTCGTTTGAGATGACGTTGACCGCAGTGTTGAATTTAGGGAATTTGGTCGCCTGAGACTTCACAGGGACCCCGTAAGCACGAATGAGGATCTCCTCCCGCGTTCTGCCTTCAAGAGCCTCCTTGATACGCTCATAGCCTCCAAATGGGTTGTCCTGAGAGTGGAAGTAGTGGATGCTGGCGTTTCTCTTCTTCGACCTCTGGATGTATGGCACAAGCTCACCCTTGAGCAGTTCCGCAGGTCTGGATTCCACGATGGATGCTCCATCAAGATACTCCTTGATGACCTCAGTCCAACCATCGATTGGCGTGAACGTGACCAACATTTTAGCATCTCTCGTAGCCAATCGGAACCTGAGCGTATTGATCAACTCTGGGCCTAGTAAGTATTCGTCGAGCCATACGCCGATATTGTGCCACACGGGTGATCTGCTTCCAAGTTCCGCGCCTTCCAGAATGGTGGGGTTGTTCTGATACTGAGAGTACGTCTTGAAAATGATTTGGGAGCCGTTAGGTAGGATTAAACTTCCGTCAGTAAATCCGTTTTTTTTCGTGTAGCTGATGTAAGCCCCAGCAGATGTTTGCTTGGTCTTTAGTTCAGCAGGTAGCCAGTCATACACGGCACTCTGCTGCTGTCGGATGGAAACCTCAGACGTTTGGGCGAAGCAGAAGATTTCGGAGTTGGGATTCTCTACCGCAGCACGAACGATGGAGAACGCCCCCCACTGGGTCTTGCCTGATCGATTTCCACCAAGTGCCACAATCTCAGTGACTTCTGACAGCTGTTCTTCAGCCTTGCCCCAGTGAGGAAGACGGAACCCATAGCGGAATGGATCTTTTTCAGCGTTCTCAATCGCCTCGTGATAGATCTGGTGCAGGTGAACCAAGTCCTCTGGTTCCATTTCTGCAATCTCATCCTCTGCTGGAGGAGTCAGAATCTGGTGTGAACGCCACTTCATGGTACGTCGATAATGACAGTTGAGGCCCGTGATGCGATCTTTGCCTTAGCCTGTGCAATCATAATGGCCGCATCCTCGATAGATGCCCCCTTGCGATGTTCGATCACCACACCTGCCATGCCAGCAAGTTGCGTAGCCTTGTCAGTCATAATTCCTACCGTTAACGCCAGCCTGTCAGGGGAGATGTTCTTCAGTTGCTCTGGATCTTCAGCAAGTTGCTCTGCTTTCTGGAATAGCAAGTCAGTATATTCCTCCGCAGCAATTGCGTACTTGCGCGAAAAGTCCTTTCGCTTAGTTTCGAGAGTATCCTCATGCCTCCATTCAAGCTCCCTGACGGTCTTCCTATCGATCCCAGTGTCCTTTGCTATGGCAGAGTAGCTTTTACCCTGTGCAAGCCCCCAGAGAGCCTTTGCAGCCCCTTGTGGGTTCCAGTACTCAACCCTCTTGCGGTCACCATGCGCCTTAGCTCTTTCGAGGACTTCTTGGAACCATTCTGCGGGTTGCGACTCTTGTACAGTTTCGGTCATGTTAAATACACTGCCTGCTTATCTTAACTTAGCAAGAACTATTTGCCCATATTCGCTCTGAATCTTTCAGATGTCGATCCACCTTGATTTGCAGTAGCCGTATAGAAATCAGAAAGTCTTTGAGCTTCGTTTGGATCATCTCTTACAGCATGGGTCATTGCCATCATACCTGCTCTTGTTGCACTGATTCCTTGCAGTGCTTTGCCCCAATTCTTATCAACAGTCTCTCTGCTGACCTTTTTAGCCATAAGGTCAAACACTGGTTTTAACACACCTAATCCTTGCGCCCCAGACACCAATCTGTCTGTTCCTATTTTAGCAAGATCTCCTACAAAGAATAGTCTAGATCCACCTGTTCCACCACCCGAAGCCTTTAAGCCAATTCTGGATTCAGCAGTTTTCTGGAACATATTAGCATCCATCACGGTTGCTGCGGCTTTAAATGAATCAAACCAGTCCTTACCCATGACTTCCTTGATTCTTGATGCCATCTGATCTCCCTTTGGCCCAGCAAGATCCTCAAGCACTGACTTAGCGTCAAACAGTTCTGTTGCATTTGTTGTCTCAGCGGTAGTAGGATAGTCCTTGAACAACCGTCCCACAAAATCACTCTGCACCGATGGCTTTACTTTTGCTGGCAACCTTTTCAGTAGCCTGCTCACCTCTCCTACATCAGCATTGAACAATGCGTCTGTAAATCCAGTGCTGTCAGTAACGTCCCAATTGCCCTTGCTTGCCGCTTTGATGATCGAGTTGCTGGTAAACACATCTTTAGCGTTTTGCGCTGATGCTCTGGACTTGATCGATTCAATCATGGCCTTCTCCTCATCAGAACTCAAAGTTGAAAACAGCCTCTTAACATCTTTTGGGTCAATATTTTTCATATCAACCTTCGATTGTGTAAATGCCTTATTTAGATTTCCAAGTTTCTCTGTGATTTTGTTAGCCTCAATCAAGTTTGGCTTTCCATTCGCATCAACAGTTTGCCACAGGGATTTAACGATGTCATCGTTGATGTCCAACTTGCCCGAAAGGTTGCCTTTTGATGTGGTCAATCCAAGTTTCGACAGGTAGGCATCTTGCAATCCTTTCCTTGTCAACTCGGCACTTGCTGGATCTCCAGACAACGTGGACAAGTCAATAGCATCCTTAATGTATTGTGGATCACGAATGATGTCATCGATGACTTGAGTTCCTGTCTTGGTAGAATCGCCAAATCTTTCAGCCAACGCTCTGCCAACAGCACCACCTCTTGATCCAAGAGCATTTGTGTATGCATCAGTTGCCTTGTTCCATTCTGGTGTCAATCCAGCATTGGCATACATTGAATCACGGACAGCACGGAGTTGTTTTGCGGATGCTGAAGCAACACTTGCACCAGTAGAGCCAGAGCCAAAAGCCTCTCCACCAACTACTTCCTCTGCCATCCTGACTCGATCATCGATGTCTCTAGGGCCAAGGTTTGGTTGCGCGGCAGCAGCATCCATGATTTTGTAATCCGCTGGCGTAGGTGGTCTTCCAGTCTTAAGAAGTTCATCCTGCAATTTAGCAGCAGTATCTTTCAACTCCTGTCTCAATCTCAATTCTGAAATCTGCTTGTCAATTTCTGGATTCCTAAGTTCTCTTCCTAATGATTTAGATCCAGCCTCAAGAGCATTAGCAACTTGAGCTGGTGTCATCTCAATGCCGCTTTGATCGGCCAGCTTATAGAAGTTATCATACGAATCATTTTTGATCCCTTTCAAAGCGTCCTTAGCTAACACAAGACTATTCCTAACTGATTCCCCAGCTACATCCTTGCTGAAGTTTTTAGTCGCCAACTCCTCGAACTTCTTCTTGAGATTTCCCTCTACAATTTTCGCTCCTTGCTCATCATATTTTGCAATCTGACTAATGATTCCAGCTTCCTGAGCTTTTTGTCTTCCAAGTATTTTTTCATAATCAAGTGGAATATCTTCGCCTTGAAGTCTCTGTCTGAATTGACCAAGAAGATCTAGCGTTCTTTCAGCAGCACTTCCTGCACGGCTTCCAATACCCGTGGCCTGTCTACCCATGCGCTCTTTCTGTGTCTCCAGTGCTTCTCTTCCAAAGATATTCATGATCGGAGCAGTAGTCTCCACTCCTTGTCCTGCCAGCAACTTTTGGGCATCCGCAATACTGGAAGCCATTTTATTTGGAATGTTTGCGCCAATCTTTTTAATTAATGGCTTGCCTAAAATCTGACCTACCTTGTCAAGTCCATAACCAAGAGCGGCTTCAATTCCTCTAGTTTTAATAATTTCAGCGGGATCTATTGGCAAGCCAAGCGCCATTCTTGCCGCAACATCCTGAGCTGACCCAACCGTGAATTGACCAGCAGCAGATCCTGCGGCAACTGGAGCACCTCCAGCACCTTTACCCATCTTGCCTGCGACAACGCCACCGATAATTGATCCAGCTAATGGAAGTATTTCTCCAGCAACATCAGACGTGAAATCAGTAAGAGATGTCCCAAGCTCATCAGCCAAAACGTACTTGTCTCCAGCTTTAACTAAAAACGAAGGACTCCCAGAAATATTTACTGGGATTACGTTATCTTGCAAGTATTGCTTTTGAAGATATTCCAGTTTGCTTTCTGGGTTTGTCAGCATTGACATAGCTGCACGATGAGTACCAGAAATGCCAGACTTAGTGTCGATCTGGTCTTTAGGCAAATCATATGCAAACGCAAGATTGTCCCTAATGTCTTCGTCAGACTTCAAAGATGATACAGCTCTTTTTACTGCCCCAACAGCGGCTTCTGCGGGGACATCAGTCCCTGCTTTTGCAAAACTTTCTTGTGTTCCAATTGAGGACAATTCCTCCATACTGGGTGAGCTAGCTAGCCACTGCAATGACCGATCCTTCTCTTCATTATTAGCAATAGTCAGCTCATTTTGCCGTCTTGCATACAAGTCTTCCATGAACCTATAGTCATTTGCAATTTCTGTTGCCTTTTGAGTGTCTCCTTCCGAATCAGCTTTTTTAAGCTGAGACATCGCATTATTCATGCGAGTCGAAATGTCTTGAAGCTCTGAGTTTTCTAATATATCCATATTATTTATCGATCAATATTTATCAAGAATAGACTTTTCTGAAGGAGTGTTTCTCATCGTACCAGTCTCAGGGATAATATCAGGTTTACTGTATCCCTTTTCGATCTCGTTGTATCTAGCAGGTGTCATCTTGCCGTCATCAACTAGCCTCTTTCTTTCTTCACGATTTCCAAATTCGGCATTTCTCATGTAATCTTCAATTTTCGCCATGCCCTTGATGATACCGCTTGGGGATTGCATTGGATCAAGACTTGTTACTGTTGCTTCAAGGTTTCTTCTTTCGCCTTCAGTGAGCGATCCAAGTCCAGTAGATCCTGTTGCTGACGCTTCTCTGAGTTTCGACATTTGATCCCAAATCATCTTAGCACTAATCGGTTTCATCGCCTCAATTAGTTTGGCTTGATCTGATGAAGAGAAGTATTGCGCTCCTGTTTTGGCTATGTCCGCTACCCAATTTTCTCCAATTTTATTGGCGTACTTCTTAACGTCGACAATGGCATCGCGGATAGTTGCTCTCGCGTCTTGTGCTGCGGCTAGCTTTTGCTTTTCGCTCATCACTTGCTTCTCTTCCTTGGCCTTTGCTTCCTCCGTTTGCTTGGTGGTAGCTGCAAGATTAGCCGCGATTTGGCTTTCCTCAAGTCTAGCTCTCCGCTCTCTTGCTGTTTTCTTCTCTGGATCTTCCATTGGAGGACCAAATCTAGCTCCCGAAACTGGTGGGACTGGCATTTCTGCTGCTGCCTTGATTGAATCCTGCTGAACTGGTTGGGGATTGACAGGTAATGCTGCCGCACTAGCAATTGGTGATGGTTGCACACCTTCAGCCTGAGAGACTGGGGGAAGAACTGATGGAGAAGGGACAACATATTGTTTCCCTTGATACATTCTGATCTCATCGCCATTCTCCAATGTTTTGATCACCTGACTTTCGTTCAGTGGGATTTCTGGTCCCTCAATTGTAGGAGCCATGATGGGAGGTGAGCCTAGTGATGGTTGACCGCTTGCTAGCATAGCTTCAGACGGCATTCCTGACTCATCCATAGGCATTGGTGCTTCGCCCATTGGAGCGATTGGTTTGAACTCACCAGTATCCATATTGATAAGCCCCTCAACATTTCTGCCAAGTTGGGCATCATACATGGTTCTAAGTTCGGTTTTGGCCTTTGGCCCAGCTCCAGAACGTGCCATGCGCTCGCGCTGTTGCATCTCTGCAATTTGAATGGCAGTCTTAGTTGCTTCAGATCCTTTAGCAACCATCATGTTGAGGCTATTTTCAACCTGACCAGCAATCCCAATCTTATCCAAGTTGGATAGTGATGGATCACTTAACTGAAGTTTGGTAGAATCAATTTGTTGAGCAAAATCAGGGTAAAGCGCCTTAGCGTTATCAAGCAGAGACAATGTCCCCTTGATTTTTGCCGCCATCTCCTTGTCCTTCTGGGCTAACGCTTTCTGTTCTTTCTCGTAATCGGTAATTGCTCCTTGAACTTCTTGTTGTGCAGCGACTTGCCTATTAAACAAATCTTGATTAGCTGCATTTGCAATAGCGTAACTTGGAGTGTATCCACTCGGGTCAAATCCTTGTGCTAAAAGTGCCATAATTTTATATTAGTATGTTTGATTAACCAAAGATTCCCTTGTATGACTGTGCCGTGGAGAAGTTCTCTGGAGTAATGGAGCTGTATCCACCACCTGTGCTTGAACCACCCATTCCTCCTGCTAGCCCACCACCTAATTGCGCTCCCATCTTTGCTCCCATTGGCCCACCGACAGCGAATCCAGCAGCAGCGCCACCAAGAGTTCCAATCATTCCGACTGTCGATTGATATCTCTGAAGGTCTTGTTGATATTTAGCTTGGTTATAAGCATCCTGAGCCTTCACTCTTCCTTGCTCCATACCAAATCCAGTTGCATAATCAAATAGTTTTGGTGCTGCCTGTCCAAGTTGTGCTTGTCCTTGAGCTGCATACTGTTGACCATACGCCATTCCAGCAGGAGTCATTTGAAGAAGTCCTTGGGCGGGTGCGTAATAGTCCTGAGCAGTTTGATACGCTCTTGATGTTGCGTTAGCGGCTTCGGATCTCTTGTTTGCAAGTGAAGACTCACGATTTAAAATTTCAGATGCTACCGCAGCATTGCCACCAAGTCTTCCAGCAGATGCAAATGACTCCCTAGCTCCTTGTTGAGCCGAGCGTTGCTCTTGAGGTGACAATCCTTGTGATCTAGCGTATGCTTCTTCAGCCTGTGCCGACTGCAACTGCATCATGCGTTGAGCCTCTGGAGACATCTCCCCAAGGAGACCTCGCACTGCACCCGCCTGCCCCGTCATTGATCCGTACTCACCAGCACGAAGACCTTGGATTTGTTGTTGTGCCTGAGTTGCTGCCTGACCTGTCTGACCAACAATACCTTGCTCGCCACCAATTCCAAACATCGCACCCGCAATATCACCAAGATTTAGTGCTCCATATCCTTCTCTAGCTGTCTTCTCAAACGCTTGAACTCTTGGAGTGGTTGATTCATAAACACTCAGAATGTTACCTGTCGCCTTCGCGTAGTCTGGAGTTGTTGGTGTTGGCATTTTAGGCTTCGATCCCATGATGTTATTTTAGTTTTTTGTGAAATTGCGAGTAAGAATAGAATCTTGTGTGATTTGAATTTTTAAACTGTCTCTTAAATGCGATAAAGTCAAATCTGTCTTGGAAGACCTCCATAGCGTGCTTCATATCACCCGCCAGCATTGAGATAAAAATGCAGTTTGCATTGTCAATCGGCACTGGAATCTCTGGATTTTCAGAATCGCAGGGAATTGCAAACATAAACGCCTTGTCATCAGAGAACACGATTCCACTTAGCAAGTGAAACTCAATCTCGTAATTAAAATCAATGGAGTTCTCTTTGTAGATGGATATGACTGAATGAATCGGATTCATTAAATCTTGATGCAGTAAAGCATCGCAATGTTTTTTGGACGAGTTTCAGTTCCTCCTGTAGCAGTCACCTTGGTAGTTCCCGCATACATAATATTAAGAGACGATCCTCCGCCCATTCCTTGAGTTGTTACGGTCCCAACCTGTATATCATGTTGATGTGACGCAAAATCATCAGCTTGTTTTACGCCAAAAGCTCCAGATCCCGTTCCGTCACCATTTGTACCAGCACCTCTTACAAAGTACCCGCGCAAGTCTGGAAGGTTAAATGTTGTTGATCCATCTCCAACTCCATAGCCAGAACTTCCAATTGCTGCAAACAATGCTGCATACGTTGTCCTGCTCACCGCTGAACCATTAGCCACCAACCATCCAGTTGGAGCTGAGTTCATTGCAAACGGCAAGACCGCTCCAGCAGGAACCAACATATTTGATGCTTTTTCTTGTGTCACAGCCCCATTCTCAATTTTAATTGTTTTGACAGCGTTTTCAGCTAGCTCGTTAGAAGTGATGCCTTGAGCATTTACTTTCAGCTTACCAGCCGCAACAATAAGAGTCGTATCAAACACAGCGTCATCTGTAAACGCCGTCTGGTCAATGATGTTGTTCATCTTTGTACTAGTGATTGTGTCATTAGTCGTAAATGTGTATGTCGTGTTAATTGCGCCCATGCTTTTATTTCTGTGAAATGATTTGTCTATTGGTTACTGATCCAGCGACCTTTACTGAGTTGATCTTAGGAGAACCAACAGTTCGTGTCAAGATGAGAGTTCCTGTGTATCCCCTGATTCCTGCTAGTCTGCATCGAATACTTGCTGTTTCGGCCTCATTGGGTGAACTGGGGGACAGAATATCCCCTCCTAGAAACTGTGTGGTAGTCCCAATCTGTGAAGCATTATCAGGGTCTTCTGCCGCAAATGAGATCGAATACTCACCAGTGGCCCCAGCAAGGTTCTGCATGA